AATCCGTCTACCGCCTTTTTTATACTATTTTATAGGAATTTATCCGAAAAGAAAGCCCGATTTTACGGGCTTTCTTGTTTTTCTTTTAGGATAAAAAAGGATAACTTTAAAAATTATTTGGGGCGAGTTTGGGGCGAGGGTGTTTTTTTAGAGCATAAAAAAAGACCGCTCAAAAACTGAGCGGTCAAGTGTAATTAAATTCTGAAAGCCTTTCTATGCTTTATTTTTATTTAGTAGTAATGAGTCCGTCAGGTTCTACGTTGAATGCTTCTTTTTCAGCCATACGACCGTCAGGAAGTAGCAAATACCAGCCGTTGTTGTATTTAACAAAGCAATCTGACTTCATGTCGCCATTGGTTGCATCAAGGTAATACCACTTGTCGTAGTATTTCACCCAGCCGGTTTGCATTGATCCATCACGGTTGAAGTAATACCATTTATTGTTGATTTTCCTCCAGCTCGTCACCATGTATCCATCTTCTTCAAAGTAGTACCATTTTCCGTCTGTGTGGAATACCCAGTCGGATTTTACGCAATATCCTTCGGCATTGAAGTAGAACCATGATTTGTTTTCCTCGATGTACTCAAATTCACTCTTAGGATAAGAGCCGTTTGCTCGAGCGTACCAATCGCCTTTATCATCCGACTGCCAGCCTTTTTTAGGTTTTTCAGGCTGAGCGTTTGGATTTGTCAAGCGATAGATGTAGTAGTAAGGGCGTCCAGCGTAAAGCCAGCGCTCGTCATGATCGTTGATAGAGATACCGTTGTAAGCATAGTTACAGTGAATAATGTTATCACTATCAATAAACATACCTGTATGTCCACCAGCACCAGCACTAGCACCTTTTCTACCCCAGATGAAGATATCGCCACGTTGAGCGCTCCACGGCGTATTCTCAGAGATAAGAGTATAACCGTTATCAATCAGCCACTTATGCTGATACTCAGTATTAACAGCCCAGCCGGCTGAGCTTGCCCCAGCACTTCTCAGAGCATAATAGATTGAGCTTGAGCAATCGTAAGACTCCTCACCGTCCCGATACTCCATACTGTATGTTACTTTACCTTTTTTTGCTTGCATCCAAGCAATAGCATTATCAATATTTACTGCCATTTTTTTCTCCTTTTTTATGGTAGCCGTGTAGGCCACGGCTCACTAGTCAAGTAAGATATTGCACTTACTCGAATATCCCCAATGTCCCTATCCGTAGGGACAGGGTCAGTAAACTGAAACCTCAGCATATTACTATCTCCCACTCCTCCTAGATACCACGTTCCATAGGACACACCTTTGTCATTGTATATGCCCCCAATAAGGCTAAACTCTGACCTAAATCCTACAGGGACACCGCCTAAACCTAAAATAAAGCAGTTTCTTTCACGGTCAGATGGCTGGACTTGATACCCAGCGCCACCACGCCTTACAATACCAAACCAGCCCCACGACAACCCGCCGAATTGATACATGACAGTATCATTTTTACGACGTACTTTTAGATATGAATTGCCTAGCTTTGAAACAATAGTGAGAGTTCGCCAACCAGTGTCCCCAGTTAGCACCTCCCACCCCTGAGAGTCAGTTCCTGAGCGTTTTATCCACTTCAAAGCTCCATTAGTAACTGCCGTATCGACGTAAGTAGTTCCAACTGGTGCGCTGACTTTACCATTCGGAAAGCCAGTCCCGTGGATTTCATACTCATGGACTTGCCCGCCTGTGTTTGACGGTGCAGCGGTTGGTAGAGTAACGTTTCCACCTCCGTTCGATAAGATAAGAGTATTTCCTTCAATACTCAATTTCTGAGGAATCCCCACACCATCACGGCCATCGGCACCTTTAGGACCAGTTAAACCAATTGGCCCTTGAGGTCCGATTTGTCCAGGTAAGCCAGCAGGGCCTTGTTCCCCTCGTTCTCCACGAGGTCCAGGTTGTCCGTCTAGACCACGCTCTCCTTGAATACCTTGCAATCCTTGAGGACCTTGTAAACCGTCTGCTCCTTTAGGTCCTGGTGGACCTTGCAGACCTTGAAGTCCTTGAGGACCAACTTCTCCTGGGTTTCCTTGTGGTCCAGGATCCCCACGGTCACCCTTTGGACCAGGAGTGAGAGAAATATTCTGTATCTCTTCCTTCGTAGCGAACTGACTCGTGTCGATTTCAGGCTTAGCTTCTAAGGCTGCTAAACGTTTAATGATCTCTGAATTGTCTTGTGCAGCACTTTCGACGTGAACAGTCTTGAGAATTTGTTCTAATTCTGACCTGGTGACGATGCTCTTGATATCTACGATGCGACCCGTCTTCTGCTCGATGATAGGCGCATTTTTAGACTTATCAAGCTCACTAACTCGAACATTGAATTGGAAGCTATACACGTCTGCCGATTTCTCAATCTCTTCAAAATAGATGTATCCAACGACAGGTTCATCCATTGTTATCAACGAAGTGTCAAATTTTACAGTGAAGGCATTATCTTCGATTGTCGCATCAACTGTTGAATATCGTTTAGACTTTTTGAAGTAAAATAAGCAAATGACCTTGTTAGCTGTTAGATTCTCAAGAGTGAATTTGAATCCAGCGATATTCTTGTCCATACTAAAAAATTCTTGGTGGAGTCTATCTACATCTCTATTATTCGATGTGATTTCAAGTTTCTTTTCAATGGTTTTCTTCAAATCTTGCTCCTTTCTTTAAATATTAAAAAGAGAACCTAAAAGGTTCTCTGATTTATTTTTCAGACCAAGCATCGTTCATCTGCTTAACCGCAGATTCAACAAAAGTATCCAGGTCTTTATCTGTCATACCGATGTTGTATTTGTTCAATTCAGCACGGATTTTGATTCGAGCTTGTTCTAGTTTCTCTTCACCTTTGTATCCAGTCTCAGCAGATACTTGTTCTACTGCATTGACGGCATTCTTAGCCAAGATTTCGACGATTTTGACAGATTGCTCACCGCCTTTTTTCACCAGGTATTCCTTGATTGATTTGACTGCGATTCCAGTCAAAATTACCAGAATACTAATTGCTGCATTGATGATGATTTCGTTAATTTGATTCATTTTAATTATCCTCTTTAATTTCTAGTTCGAGAAACTTCTCGAACAATACCTTAACCGCGCCATTTCCGCCGAGTTCCACGTAGCTTTCGTAAAGTTTGGAGAGTTCTTCAATCTCATGTTGATTCGTTTCACCTCGCTTGATAGCTTTTTTCAAATTCTCTTGTAGTCGAAACCGTTGGATTCGTTGTAATCCTTTGCCAATCATCGACAAATTTTTATTGTTATCCTTACCTATCTCCTCGACTGCATGAACTGATTTTTCAAGATCTACGATTTTATCAGATAGATCGCTCAAACGTTTGTCAGCTTCTTTTGAAGTTTGAGTGCTTCTGTAGGAAAAATAACTTGGAATCATCACTACAAGAATCGTCGTGATTCTTTCCATAAATACTGACCAATCCAATTGAATCACCCCCTTTTTTAGTGTAGTAATCCTATTGAACAGGTTGAGTTTCTAGCTCAGATTTAGGCGCTTCCCATTTCCACACTGCAAGAATGCCATTTTGAGATGGTGAACCTTCAAGTTGTTTGAGTGATTCGCCCTGGTAAATGAATTGTTGGTTAGTTTGAATAAGGATACGTTTCCCTTCGCCGTTCAATTCAACGTGCTCTGGGTCTTCAACCGCAAACATCGAACCAGGAGCGTAGCTTTCACCAGTTTTTGCAAGCGGGAAGAGTCCAACGAGTTCTTTGTAAGTCGTACCATAAGCAATTTTCTCACCCATGATAGAATCTTGAGCCATAACACGAACTACTTTATTGATTCTCTCGGTGATTTCAAGCAGTTGGTTCTGCTTGTTTTCAGTTTGAGTTAGCTTCTGCTCAGTCTGTTCGATTTTAGATTGAGCTTGAACGATTGCTGCCCCAGGATCTAGTTCAGCTTTAAGAACATCAAGAACCGCTTGAATAAGTGTTTCTTCATTTTCTTGAGTGCGATCTCCAACAAGTTCACGTTGGTTGGTGCTGTATCGGTTGCCATCCTGTAGTCGAATTTCAACCACTGTAGTGATTTGATTT